TTATATCCTCTCTAGAACTTTATAAAATTCATTACCATCATAAAGAATTAATTTGCTCACAAAAAGAGTTTTGTCTCTTCTAAATAGCTTAATCGCCTGATCAATGACGTCTTCGCTGGTTAAAACTGTCAATCTGGAAGAATCTATGATGAAACAATGCGCTTGTTCTTCGTAATTTTGAAGCGTGTGCAATAACAGGTCTTTACTTTTGACATCAGGATGATACAATCCCAGCGTCTTTAGGTCAAATCGTTCACCATTGTATAAACAATCTGGTGTCTTTATACCTTCTGGGCTAATTACACGAGGATGATACTTCAATATTCCTCCAAACTTATTAACGAATTCGTTCAAAGTTTTCTTCTCATATGGTTCAAGATCCAAAATAACTTTTTTGTTATCTATTATTAATTTTTCCCCGTTTATCCTTAATTCATTGACCACTCCTATTTCAGCTTCTCCTGGTTTAGCGTTTGCGTTCCACTCGTTTGTGGCATCATATACAACATTACCCTGTGATCTTAAAATTCTTTTTTGTATTTCATAAGATTCTGAAATATCTTTATGTTCTTGAATTCTCTTTAATTTATCAATCCTGGCTTGTTTTTGTTCCTGATATATTCTTTTATTCCAAATATCTTGATATCCATTATCAGATTTGTATGTTACAAGACATCTGCAATTTTCGTGTCTTTTATATATATCGTCTGGAGCATTATATGGAGTATATATTCCGGCAAGCTTTGCACACCAGTCACAGCAATGGCCTAATTGTCTTCTAATGATTACTTCATTCATTCCCAGACCAGATCTGAATTTTACATTTGCTTCAACATAGTAATCATAGAAACTCTGGCATGAGTTACAGCACGCATTTGATATGAATCTTTCTAAATTAATCGCCATTGTCCTGTTCCTTTAATACTGAATAAATTTTGTAGATAAGGTCATGTATCTTCTGTTCCGGAAAATCAGGTTTTATAGGGTTGATACCTATCTTATCTTTTTCATCTTCCTGTTTCTGTACGATTGAAGCTGCCTCATTTACTTTTTCATAAACTTCTTTAAACATAGGCATTGCCAAATCATTTAGTTCATCCCAGGACATATCCTTGTTGATTTTTCTATTTATAATACGTCCTATGCATTCACCGAGATTCGCTCCGTACAGAGAAACATCCGATTGTACTGCTTTGCCTTCTTTAACCTTCTTCAGAAACGACTTTATTTCAGGATCCTTGCCGATTTCTTTTTCCAGTACATCAATCATAGTCAATTCCTGTCAGATCTCTTAGATTGTCTTTATCGAAATAATCCGGTACTGCCTGATTAATCTTGATAGCACCATCACCGATCGAAGACAGCATTGCTGAATCCGGTTCAAAGATCGGCTCCCATCTTGGTTTTGTCAGGTAAAGCTGATTTCTGTTGAATAGGTAATTGTCTCTGACACAAGCCGCAAGATAACCAGCGTTTAAAAAGGACGTCCCAAATGTTCTCTGTGCTTTCCTGGCTGTCAGTCTAAGGTTTTCGTGCGATGCCTTTATTGCATCTGCGCTCGAAGGATTCTCTGTCGCAAATCCCAAGTCATCCAGTGTTAATCCAGTCTCACCAGCAAACAGTGATGCAAACATTCTTAGCTGATCGGAGTGCGGCTGCATAGACTGCTGTGTAAACTGGCCAATTGTCGGTTTATCACCTTCTTCATCTTTTGTAATGGCAATCAGTGTAGAAATAGTTGCCTTCCATTTATCCTGGATATCGTTGTCATCGCTGAGCCCGACAATATACTTCTGAGGATAAGAATAGAACTCGGCTGATATTTCAGATCTTTTGATCGTTCTTAATGCAGATCCGGTTAGAGACATGCAGGATCTGGAGATCCTGGAGTGACCAAATGGTCTGATAGCATCCGGTCTATAAATAACTGGTACCAGCATTGCAAAAGATGTCGGGTATTCTTCAGAAAATTCTTCTTTTCCATTTTTGTAGAAGATTGTTTTACCAGGCATAAAATAAGCATCCTGAATCACCTTCCCTTTATTGTCTCTGGTTAACACCGCATAACCTTCTGTGAGCATGTTAGTGAACGGATCTATAACACCGGTTGCATTATATCCATCGATTACTTGAAGTCTAGGATAACCGTCTTCTCCTTTGCTGATGTAAATAAACGAACAGGCACTGATCAGAGCACCGAGAATTGCAGAATCAAACAGAACATCCGGATTATTCATCTGGTAAATATTATTAATTGCAAAGTTATCATCTTTGAAGTCCCTGAACTGCAGTCTGTCAGCTAAAGAATCAACAGCTTTCGCACACCATCCAAGACATGAATTCCATGCTTTAAGGTCCTGAGGAGTCGAGATTCCGAAGTCAAAAGCGATATTCTTCATCTCGTAGTACTGATATCTTAATTTGATCCTGGTTTGTTTAAGATTAAGCTTCTTTTTTAAGAAATCTATTCCATTTAACTCTGGCATTTTGCTATTTTCTCCTTTCACAAGGTCTTTGCGTGTGTTTTTTTTCGTAGTACGGCGGGCTGAAGCTCGGAAGCCCTCCCTCCCGGGTCCTATGCCCCCCTATTCATGCCTTTTAACAGACAAAAAAAACAATAAAAAAGTGCATGACATATATATGCACTCTATTAACTTCTGTATTCCTCCCAGTTAAGGGTGTGGGGTAAAATTCTGTTCCCGATCTGTGCCGGATCCAATTCCGGTTCAACAGGTCTTAACAGTTTATCTGACTTCTCTCTGTTGCAATACCAATGAGCAAGCTGGAGGTTATCGATATCGCTCGGATGACCTCCTCGGGCAACAGGAATGATATGGTCTATGCAGGGGCTTAAAGGATCGGGGTATTTTTTGGAGAAGTCCACGGGTTTCCCACAGATCCCACAGACAGTTTGTGTTGCATAGATCCTCTTCTTGTTCTTATCAAATATGGCACGGTGTTTCCCGTCCTGATCCGGTCTGTTCTTATTCTTACTCATACTTTATCGATCAGATGAACCTTTTGCTTTTCTTCAAATAAAAGCAGTTCATCATATCTTCCTTCATCTATCAGCCATTCGCTTCCGGGTTCCGGAACGATCAGTGTGTCCTTATCCACAATGTTGTTTCTCTTCCAGGCATCTGTTGCTCTGACTTTTATGTTGGATGAATCAACGGAATAGTACGAAGAAACATTGGAGAGTATCTCACTCCACCTGTCTGATGGTGGTGTATAAGAAAACTTCTTGTGTTTCTTCTCAAAGATCTGTTGAACTACATCCTTGACGTTTCTCATATCATAGGCACATTCGATATACATGTCTGAGGATAGATGCAGTTCTTTTAATACGGTCAGCGGCGTCGTTACTACCGGGACGCCATAACTGAGGGCTTCATTGATTGAATAGCAATATGTTTCCATATCGTTGCTTAATTGAACCAGATAATCGGAATCGGCAATGAAAGGTCTGATATCTATTCTCTTCTGCATCAGACATACGTTTGGAGAATTGATTCTCAACTGTGTCTGATTTGTAAAGATCGTCCACAGATATTGACGATTGTTTCTTTCAGCATATTCATCCAGGGCTTTAATCAGATCTAATGTCCTATTGCCACCTTTGACTTTATCATCGAGTCTTGTTGCGCTTATCAGTCTTATAACCTTCTTGGGTTCTTCAATTGTCAGCGGATTATAACAGATCTCCGCATTGATCTTCTTGCCTAAGCTTTCTCCTACAGCATTCAGTTTATCTCTTGCATATTTTGAAACAGCAATATAATGCGTAAGTTTCGGATGAACTATCGGAGGAAGGTATCCTAATTCCTGATAGATTGCATGAGATATGAAGTAATATCTTTCTGCCTCCACGTCATCAATCATATCGATTTCGAAATTGAAAAAGGCATACCTGCATTTTACTTTCTCGCCCTTGATCCATCTCTTGCATCTGACAAGCTGTTTTAGTCTTCGCAGCTGTTTAGGATCACAGGAACTGTAGAAAACAGTTATATCGATGTCGTGATATTTCTTGGCGATCTCGTAAAGAAACTGTTCCGTTCCGCCTATCGCATTGACATTTCTGAAGTAAAATATGTTTTCCATTTATTGCGAGTTGTGTTCTCTGTTCCAGATAATACTGCCTTCTCTTGGGAAGTTATAATGGTATGCCACAATACCGGTATACTTCTCTGTATGCGGTTTGGCCATGATCGCTTCATTGAAGTAATAATCATCCATGACGCTGGCATCGATGCACCTTGTATCACCGATCAGACTTCTTTTAACAAACTTGGACCAGAAGGCACAGTAATGATGCTTGTTCTCTTCACATAGTTTGAATACGAAGCCATCATTGATTTGCTGATTTATGAACACCATGTCCGTTCCGTCAAGCTCCTTCATGGCTTTCCGGAACTCATCGGTAATGAGATAGTCATCATTGTCCATACCGATTACATAATCACCTTCGCATTTATCAAGCATGCAGCTTCTGGTATATCCCGTTCCTCTGTTTGCTTCGTTACGGAATAATCTGATCTTACCTTGCTTTGCATAGTCTTCTAGGAAACTCATATCATCGGTTGAACAGTCGTCTGTTACAATCACTTCAAGATCTTCATCATAGGGGATACTGTCAAGTGCTCTCTTGGTTAGATCTGGAAGATTATAAACAGGCATTATGATAGACAATTTCATTTTTTTGCTCCTAATTCGCATGAAAAAAGACAGGTTTTTCCCTGTCTTCATACTTTCTTACGCTATCATAATAGCACAGAAAACCTTTTGCATTGCAAAACTTTTTTTATAATGCTAAATATTCAGCTCTTCTTCTGCCGCTTTTTCCAGCAATCTCGAGAAATTCAGGCCTGCTTTTTCGCCGGCGTTTTTAAGCCACAAAGGAATTGTACAATTGATCTTGACCCTTTTGCTTTCCATCTGCTTTTTGAACAGATCAGGATTGACCGTAATCGGAGCGATTATGTTCCCTTCAATATCTTCTTTTGACCAGGTTGTAACATCTGTCGGTTCAGGAATATCATCGTTATCTTCTTTCATACCGTAATAATGGAGGTTTAAAGCTTCGTGTGCATTATTAAACGCTTCGGTATAATCCCTTCCAAAAGATGCACATCCCGGAAGATCAGGAAAATATACTCCATACTGACCTTTTCCGTTAGGTTCAATTACTGCTAAATAAGTGATACTTTTCATATTGTTTCATAAAGGCGCAACAAGGAAGGCTTATTTTAAGCCTGCTTGTTTCAAGATATTTCTGGCAGTTCCGATTGGAATATCATCTCCGCCGGAATGGTAAGATAATGTTACCGTTCCTTTCTTGGTAGGATGGTGGAATTGTTTATGAGATCCGCTTTGTCTTACTTCATACCATCCGTCATCTTTTAATATCTTGAGGATTTCTCTAGCCTTCATCTTACCTCCTTACACTTATAATTATACTCCTTTTTATACGTATGTCAATAAAGAATTTGCATTATTTTACTTATTTTTTTGTCTATTTCGTATATCATTAGCTGTCTGGATTTTTTATACTCTTTAGCAACTTTATGTTGGCTTTCGTTGTCTCTATAGATTCTTTCACATATACGCCTTGTTTCATCATCCATTAGGGACATTATACTTTCGATATGCTCTATCTGAGCTAGTCTTAAATCTCGGCGCTTTTCAAGCTTATCTAGCTCTTCGGAAATACGCTTATATGTTTCAGTCTCCACCCAGATAGAAGAACCGCCAGAACTATCAGGATTCTTCTCTGGATTCAAACCATGAACATTGGCAAGAAGGTATTCATTCATTTCGATCAGTTTTAAAGTGCCTTCCAAATTCAATTTGTAGTAATTGTAATTTTTTAATTCCCTTTTGAAAGCTTCTACTGCTTCTTCATTCATGAATCAATTAACTCCTCAATTCTTTCCAAGTCCCAATCCTGGGGAATATCAGCTGATAATTCGTTTGTCAGCATATTGATTTGACAGTCATCTTTCTTGTAAATGCAATCTCTGCATCGAACGTCATGCATTGAACAGAAATACTTTAATTCTTTAAGTTTGTTAATCAACTGTTGATTGAATGTCATGGTCTACTATTCTTCTTTCTGATCGCCATTTTTGAACAGCTCCTGAAATTCCATCTCGTCAACAATCTCATTTATGTTTTTCATTACTTCCTTCAGTTCGTTCTGATAGTCTTCATCTTCAATAACGTGCTGAACGTGTTTTTCATCCAGGTGGCGAAGATATCTCTTCTGATTCTGGAGTCTCTCATAAAGATCTTTCTTCATTTCTTCCTGCTTTTTATCTTCTTCGTTTTCTTCGACTTCTTTATCCGGATTCTTTATTAGAATAACAATTACAGAAATCATCAATATAATTCCGGTAAAACAGCAAAATAATATAATCTTCATGTTTAACTCCTTTCTTCCCAGTCTCTGATTACGGCACGAATTACCTGGTATCCTATGTCGTTCCAAAGCCTTCCGTTTTCCGTCTGTTTCGGCCAATCTTCCAGCCACTTTACTGGTATAGCATCAACCGGTTCTGCGTGTATCAAGTCGAACACAGTATCTTCAGCATCCTGATGAAATAGATCTATTTTGTTGATATCAACTAATCTCTGGTCAGCTTCCATTTTTATTCATCAACCTCAGTATTTCTTCTTCCTCTTCCTTTGAAAGAGTTTTGTTTTTAGTTGCGTCATATGTTGGCAGCTTATCTTCAATTTTGTTTTCCGGCATTGCGTTCAGATAACTGTCAAACTTGTTTCCGAACAGGGTGATCGGTCTAAGATATTCGTTCATTTTAGGATCATTCAGCCATTGGCTGCACTTGTTGTCTATGACCTTGTAGAAATCTTCTTCAGTAGCCCCAGAATTGATCCTGGCATCGATTTTGACTTTGACTTCATTCCCGATTCTGAAATGCTTTCCGCTCTTTTCATTGAGATAGCCGATTATTCGCTCGTAGATGTTGCTTTTTGCTTCTGTCTGGCTGTTTTCTGCATCGGCAACTTGGGGTATAGATATATTATTATCTATACTATACTTACCTATACTATCCTTACCTGTGTATACATCTTGTATACATGCCTTGTTTTTCTCAGTATAAGCACCGTTTTTATCGATCGTCAGAAGCTCTTTTTCCTTCACATAAGTTGTCTCTTTGAAACGGTCCTTCTGAAGATAATTATTCATTCTCCAATGCTTGATGACGATCACTCCATCACCGCAATCAAGAATGTATCTTTTCTGAATCAGAGCCAGCATATCATCCTGGCTGGATCCGCATTGACGCATGATAGATTTCGGGCTTCCGATAAAGCCTTCATCATCAGCCAACATGCCCAGAGTAAAGTACAGACACCTGGCAGACATCGGCATATCCAGGAATGCATCTGACAATACGATGGACTTCGCAAACATTCTCCGTTCCGCCATGATCAGGCCTCCATCTTTGAAAGAATCTCATACATCGTAGATTCTTCATCCGTCAGAGCGATCTGGTTTCGTTCTGAGAGGTTTTTCTTTCCCCGGTAGTACATCTTCAACATCGTGAAAGACCGCTTTGCATAGTCCTCTAATGAGTCCATAATCAGCTTTGGATCTGTGGTCATCAGATAACCGAGATTTGAATGAGCAATGAAGTATTCAACTTTACCGTCACCATAGCTTTTGTTGATATCCGCAAAATACTGTCTGAGCGCTCTTTCTCCTATATCCTGACCGCAGACATGATTCAGAAAATATACGATTTCGTCTTTGGTCTTCCAGCCTTCATCAAGATAACCTTTGAAATAATTAATCATTCTGTTCTCCTTCCCGAACACAAACTTTTACTCTGTCATAAACGGTGTGATGTATTATCTCCTGTCTGACTATTTCCGCATCCTTGAAGATGCTTCTGAAACACTCAAAATCATCGTGTTTGAGTGTGATTTCTATTTGTCTTTCCATTTCTAAACAATTACACATAACTACATATTCTGTTAATTTGTTGCAAGCACAAGTGCACCTATCAAAACTCCTTTATTTATCGGCATTTTCGGCACTTTTTACCCTTCGGTTTTTTCAACGAATTAACATAGTCATTTTTTGTTAATTCGTGTCATTTTAAACCCTTTCTATACCTCTAGTCCCCAGGCAGATTTACTTCTGGCATTTGCGACGATTTCGTCCTCAAGGCAGATGTACTGCTGGGTGATCAGAGGACTTGAATGGCCAAGCATCCGCTGAACCAAGTGAATGTCTTTTGTCTCGTCATAAGTGAATCTTCCGTATGACTTTCTGAGTGAATGACAACCGACGTTGTATCTGATTCCGACCTCATCTGCAAGTTTCTTTATGATCTTGTATGCCTGTTCTCTGGTCAGCGGTTTGCTCGTATCCTTGAAGGTATGGAATATATATTCCTTGTCAGTGATATTCAGCCACTCCATATAGTCTGAAACGATCTTGTTTACTCCGTCGTTCAACTCGTATTTCTGTGTCTTACCGGTCTTGTATTCAGTGATCCTTACACATCCTCCGGCAATATGCTTCGGTGTCAGCTGGAGAAGTGTTTCAATCCTGCAGCCGGTATTTGCGCCAAGTATAAGAATGACGTAATTCCGATACCAGCGCATGTAATTGTGAGTTGCCGGATCTGACTTATCTCTTTTGACCAGACAGAGCCGGCACATCTCATTGAAATCCTTCAGCTTGAATGGATAGACATCCACTCTTCCTTCACCATAAGAGTGATACACTCTGGCCATCCAACATCACCTCCTTTATCAGTTCGTTGTTTCTTTCATCGCGATATTGAAGCGAAACGATCCTAAAGTCGCTATCCTGAATCCTATAGGTCTTTTTGATGCGTTCTGCGCATTCTTTCAGCGTGTCCGAATAAAAATACCTTTCCATGACATCGTCGCTGAAATGCCACTTAAAACACGTCACATTAGCTGGCATCTTCACAGCATTCCCTTCTGTATGCCTTAAACAGATTTGAACAATCCAGGAATAAAGGGCTAGAGATAAATGATCCCTTGACGCCCATCGCAAAGCACTCGTCTTTATCCTTGCGGTAAATAATGATGATCGGTCCTTTTTCAACAATAATTTCATTTTGAGAATCAGTGACTCTGTAGCCTTTGTTTTCGATATGTTCTTTCATATACTGATAAGTATTCATAGTGTCTCCTTAGTAGTAGTAACGGGCCTGTTCGCCGGTATATTTGATTCGGAAGTTTTCAGCCCAAGTCGAAACGAATTTCTCAACAGCCTTATCAGGATCCTTGTTGTCTTTGCCTCGTACCTGGATGACTTTCCTGTTCTTCAGCTCAAGAGTGAAATACGGTTTATCTTCGGCATTCTTTTTTCTGATGAACATTATTTCCGTCGTTCCGGCCGCAACATTCTTGTCATAACCTCTGACGCAATGACCAAGTACATCCGATTCCTTATAGAGCTCAGATGGTTCCCTGACCGGTCTTATAAGCAGGCCGTTATTTTCAAAAAGATATTTCTGATGTTTCTTATAGGCTTTCCTGAATCCGGCCATAAGCTTTTCACTTTCGGCAAGCTTTATCTTTGCCGATGCCTCCTTGTGAGCTTTCTTGAAAGCTTTAGGATAGATAGCCTTCGGATCGCTTAAGGCACCAAGCTTCTTCAGGTCTCTGAGATAATCAAGATAGTCAAACGGCCTGAATCCTTTCAGCTTTATAAGCTTGGAAATGTATTTGACTGTTATCTCGGCATCCAGTATTTCTATCATCTGATCATCAACCGTGTACTGCTTTTTCATTCTCTTCACTTCCAGATACGCATGGATCAGATTAAGATCCGTGGATCCAAGTTTCCTGCAGGCCATCAGTTCATGAAATCGGAAATCCTTCTGCATCAGCAGCGGAACAGCATCCTGGTTGATCTTGAAGATTTCATGCAGCGTCTTCTTTGATGTATCAAGATATTTCAGATATCTGACCCAGTATCCGAGACCCGATTTTGCAAGAAGCTCGATCTTGGGATTCTCGAAATAGGCATTAAGATATTCCTCAAAGGTTATGTTGTCTATATCGATGTTCCAGCCGGTATAAGGAAGATTGTTTTCTCTTAAGAAGTCTTCTTTCTTCTGCAGGCTCTGCGTCGGCCAGAAATCCCAGTATCTGCTTGGAGAGTTGTTTTCATACGGCCAGGGAACGAAATTATTTCCCGGAGACAAGAAGTCAACTCTTTTTCCAATCATCGAGTACCAGTAAAGGTGTACGCTCAGATACTGTTTATGGCCGTAATATCTGGCAACCTCTTTGATGTAGAGATACTTCTCCGGCTTTGAATAGGCGAAAGCGTATATTCTTCTTAAAGGCCTGTCGCCGAACATCTGGAAGTAGTCGGCATATTCGATGGAATTAAGACCTTCGCGGGTTTTGATTTTACCGAGTCTGTGTATCATCCTCCTTAGGCCTTTTGGATCTGGAATGTGCTTACAGATTCTCCCCGAATAATCCAAGCGTGAGCTGTTCGCCATCTCCTGCCTTCCTTTCCTTCTCCAGTTTCTTCTGTAGCTTTACTGCTTCCTGTTCTTCTTTCTTGGCCCTGGCTTCCTCTTGTCTCCTGAGCTTTCGTTCCTCTGCTTCCTTCTCTTCCTTTTCCTTTTTGATTCTTTCTTCTTCAGCAAGCTTCATAGAGAGTTCGGCATTGTTGATCACCATCTCTCTTACTTCTTCATCAGAGATGGCTGCCACATGGTTTACAGCTCTTTCCCTGGCGATGTCTTCTATCTGCTTGGCGATCTTTTCCGGATCGCCGGTGATGTTTTCTTTCTGAAGAACATCATTTATGAATTCAATCAATGTCGGCATGTTTTTCTCCTTTGTAGTAAATGAGTAGATCTTCCATTGAGTACCCGCTGTGCATCAGCAGATCTAGGGTTTTCCTGGCGAATAATGACGATGCAGCCTTCTGGCTTTCAAGATCACACTCCAGCTTGTGGATGGTGAATCTTTGTCTGTGTGATAGATCTTCGGTCATCAGCAGACGCTGGTATTCCTCCATCGGAATCGTTATATTTTTTTTCATAATTTGGCTACCGCAAGAACAAAGAGAATGCTGCAAGCAAGCACTTCCAGATCATGTGCATAGCCATAGAAAAGCACATAAGCAAAAAGCGCTGCCGGAAGCAAAAGCATAAGTGTTATTAGCTTTAATGTATCTTTCATAATTGACTCCTTTCTGTTAAAATTGGAGTAGATAATTTTGGAGAATTATTCTACTTGGTGGCATCGTCAGTGCCACCTTTTCTTTTGAGTTCCTCCTGTATAATTTGTCTTGAAAGGAGGTGATTTGTATCGGTAAAAACATATGGGTGGTCAAACACCCAGAAGGATGGGCTGTCAAGAGTGAAGGAAACAAACGAGCAACCAATGTTACCAAAACTCAAAGAGAAGCTATCGAAATTGGAAGAGAATTTGCCAAGAAACACGCATCAGAATTAATCATTCAAAGTCGTGAAGGCAAAATCAGATCCAAAGACAGCTATGGAAATGACCCTAATCCTCCGAAGGACACCGAGCATTAATCGGTGTTAATCTGACCCTGTATCCATCAGCTACTGCAACACTATCTTCAGAAATCGTGGCTATGGGTACGGGGTTTGTTTCATCAGTTTCTACCGTAATGGTTTTTATATCTCTTAATATTTCCAACTTGTTCTCCTTTCTTTCATCACCACAGAGTTGCTCATTATGCTTTCCACGGTACGTATGAACTGGCGGTTGTATTTAGGGGTTTTCGCTTAGTCCAAATTTTTAATTATGGCAGCCACTAGTTCTATAAGAATCAAAGGAGATTTCTATCCTACTTTGGAACAATCAATCCAGATCTTCTTCATAATGAGCAACTTTGTAATGATGAACATTGTTATAATTTAATTACCTGGAGGTAATGTTTATGAGTTATTACACTGCTTACATTTGCAAGAAAGGTCATGTTGCATCAAGCACCGGTATTGTTACAACTAAACACTGTAATAAATGTGGTTCTTTGATAATTTCTTCTTGTCAAGAATGTGGAGCACCAATTCTTGGAAAATACTATGATGACGGAATTTTTTTTCTCCCAAAATATGAACTTCCTTATTTTTGTGGGAATTGTGGCAAACCATATCCCTGGACATCTGATATTCTTAGCAAAGCAACTGAATTAATATCTTTAGATGCAGATTTAGATGATGAAATTAAATCGCTTTTAATTGATTCGTTTATGGATTTGGTAGTTGAAACCCCAGGTTCATCAGCATTAGCTGTAGCCAGATATAAGAAATACCTCACAAAACTAAGCAAAATTGCACAAGATGGTTTAAGACAGCTAATCATTGATGTTGCCACAGATTCAATAAAGAAGAATCTTTTTGGTCAGTAGCAACTTCTAAATCATCTGATAGAAGCACATATTCTTTTTCTTCTGTCTTAACTAGAACTACTTTTTCTTCTTTAGTGTTTTTGTCTCGAATTACTATTGTTTCCATTTTTTAAAATCCTTTCTTTAAACACTTTCGTTGGAATTGTTTTTGGTCTACTTTTAAACAGCGTTATTCCTTCATCAATCAACTGGTTATATATTTCGTTAAACATCTTTTGTGCTTGATTCTTGCCGATTGGAAGAACGTGATATATATCATCTGCAGTCATATAAGGATTTTTAAGAATGTTGTTTCTTTTGTTCCTATCGATGTTTTTCATTTAATATCTCCTTATATCTTTTTAAGACACTTCATTTCCAAAAAAAATAGTATCTACTTCATCTGCAGTTAATGAATAACGATTTTTAATCATCATTATTTCGGGCTGGTTAAAACCAGCCTTCCTCTTTTCATTAATTTTTTTAGATAAAGTAGATACTGTGATTCCTAGATATTCAGCCAATGTTTTGAAATTGTCTCCGTGAGCTATCATTGTTGCTTTTAAAAGGTTTTTGTTCATTTTATGTCTCCCATCTCAAAGTATCTTTTTAAGACACTTTTTATTTTAATGATATTAAATTGACTTGTCAATTATTATTTGTCTTTTTTTTCAACTTTTTTGTTCTTTACGTTGTTATAATTAACCAAAATGTGTATTATAAAGATACACGAGGTGGATTATGAACACAGGAGAAATAATCAAGAAATTAAGAAAAGAACGCAAACTTACTCAAGAACAATTAGGTGAAATAATTGGAGTACAAAAATCAGCAATTGCAAAATACGAAAAAGGAAGAGTTGAAAACTTAAAAAGAGCATCAATAGAAAAATTAGCTGCTTATTTTGATGTTTCTCCTTCTTATCTTTTAGGAATAAATGATTCTGAAAACACAACAAATGAAGAAGATATTTATAAAAAATCAGGCATAGATTTCTTTAGAGTTCCTTTATACTCCCCTATTTGCTGTGGTGATGGTGGTTTTAATGAAGACAACATTCTTGAATATGTTCCAGTTCCATCTAAAGGATTATCAAATCCAGAAAATTATTTTGCTCAAATAGCAGATGGTGATTCTATGAAAGATGCAGGAATTAGTTCTGGAGACTTATTAGTGTTCGAAAAAACTAGCGCTATTAGTGTTGGAACTATTGGATGCTTTTGTGTTGATGAAAATAAAGCTATGTGTAAAAAATACACAATCGTTAATAACATGGCCATGCTGATGCCAATGAATTCAGATTTTGAGCCGATTATTATAGATCCTGTGGATGGTTATTTTAGGTGCATTGGTAAATTGAAGAAAGTGATAAAGGATTTTTAA